GTTCTGACCACATAACACAGTACCTCATAAACCGTACAAATATATTATTAACCCACCTAGTCTTCATCTGTTATCCCCTGACCCTTGAAGGACACCACGGGATGCCCTGTCCTCTAGCTTGTCTACGTTTCTATGTATGACTTCTTGAAGATCACTACCAAAGTAATTAGCTATTGCTGTAGTGTAGAACAGGACATCACCTAGTTCCTTTACNATCTCTCCCTTCTTAATATTGGAGCCATCACGGATCATCTTCTTGGTCTTCTCTGCTACCTCACCTGCTTCACCTACTAGACCGAGTACATTCTCAATCAGTCTAGTCTCACCCTTTGTTAGTATCTTACCCTCAACAAAAGCAGAGTATTCTAGGGCAGAAAAATCACTCCCTTTAAAGGCNTCAATATCGTCTTGGCTAATCATCCTTCTTCAATCCTTTTCCATTCTTTTATTTCTTCATCTAGGTTTATGTAGTCATCAAAGTTTATAAGACCTTCATCCAGTAAGAACTTAACTACGTACTCTTCTGTTATTTCATTCTCTTCTAACAGGTGGAGTAGACCGTAGTTTTCTACTAAGGCTTTTAGTTTAGATTCGAAGTCGAACATTTGTACTCAATCTCCACAGGTTCAGGGCTACGGTTAATTGTGTGGGTGTCTTTGTATGCATCAGAAAAACTAGAGTAGTACACATCTACCTCTGCCCAAGAGTTATCTGGAAACAAACCAAGACAAATATTATAGCACATCCCATCTTCTTCTTCAAATGGTCCTTCTATAAATTTGTGTATTTTTATTGTTGTCATTTGATCCACTCCTCAGGGATTAGTTTATCAGCATAAAGGAACCCATGTTTGTCACACCACATTCCATAGGTTGTCTTCGATCCTTTGTTGATCTTAGCCCTAGAGTTACTGAATACAAAACGAATGTCAAGTTCTGGGTGTTGCTTTTTTATGAGTAGATGTTTCTTTCTATCTGCTACAACAAACCTACCCTTGCTTTCTATGATGATGCCGTTAGGTAGTTCGAAGTCAGGGGTATATGTCCTGACCTCGTTGATAGCATACTTGATCTTCATCTCTTCGTACTTGACTGGCACTGACAGAGACTTGAGTTGTTTAGAGATACGGTCCTCTAGCCCTGATCTGTAGCCGTACTTAAATCCTGCCTTCATGACTGAGGTACTCGTGGTTCGTTGACTACATCCACTAAGTGGAGTGGACCAGTGCTGTAAATGAAGGTCCGAGCCTCAGGCCAACACACCTTACGGAACTCACAGTAACTACAGGACATTGCTAACTTAGTATTAGGGCTAGTCTTTGATTGAGGTATTGGGGGGATACGATCCTGAGGGATAGGGCCAGCTACCATCTCTTTGGCTTCTAACATTTCTTTCTCTTTAATCTTCAACTCATCTTCAAAGTCGTAGACATCTAGGCAGATGTGTCCGTTTACTTTGTCGATAACTAGGAAGGCTCCAGCTGTCTTGTTGGTAACCAGAGGATCATCCTTAGCTGCATACACATAGGACGATAGCTGAGAGATATAACCAAAGGGATCGTCCTCTCGTAGGTTACCTTCCTTGAACTTCTTGAAGGCAAAGGGAGAGGCTGACTTAACATCTACAGTCATACCATCAATCACTGCATCTCGGTGTCCTTTGATACCATGTACATTCAGACGATCCTGTTGACCTTTAACATCATGACCTGCTGCAATGGCAAGGGTCAGTGCTAACTCTTCGATCATGTCACCAAAGAAGAACTTGAGGAGAGTATTGGGTTGTAATTCCTCAGCATCTTTAGTCTGGTTGATCTTGTACCAGAGTTTACGTTTACAGGGTGTACCAATGGAAGACAGAGAAAGATAACCTCTTGGCTCCTGACGTTTACTGAACCGTTGGTTTGCTACCAGTGCAATCCCTTGACCCATCATTGAACCAAGGGTTCCGTCCCACCCACCCTTACCTTCAATCACATTGTACATGTCTTCTACTAATGTTCTAATTTCTTTTGTCATTACTACTCTCCTCTACTAAAATCTAATCTGAACACACCCTCAGGTGAATGGTAAGCAGTCATCAGGTCAACCCATTGCTGGTAGCTCATATATACCATCTGATGTTCATTAAGTCTCTCATCAAATTGTCTGAGGTAGATTGTACCGTCATCAACGAGAGCCATCTCAACATCCTCGAACCTGTCCTCTTGGTCTAGTGTAGTAATCACAGAGGCATCAGACTCAAACTCTACTGTGAACATAACAAAGCCTTCCAAGAAACAGGGAACAACTCTTCCATCTTCTCACTGATCTGATCGGCTACTAACCGTGTCTCTAGCTGTGTGTCAGGTGCACAACGGAGCCTACACATGTCAGCCCAAGCATCAAGACTACCTGACCAGTACCATTCTGTCATCAAGCTAGTTGGCAGTACCATACGTGCTTGTTCCTCACATACACCACGGGCTAACAGATAGGTGTACTGTTTAGCTGCCTCAATACCTGCCTGTTCTATAACAGCATCCAACACACTGTCTTCCATGTCATCCCCACTGCCTTGCTTCTTATCCAAGGATGCTTCCCTTAATTGAGGCTTGTAGAACTCAGGCTTATCGGAGACATATCGCCTAGATATTTCATTCCAACGTAGGAACTTGTGCTTCACTAGCTGCCTAGCTACAAACACTGGACTCTTGATGTGGAAGGATGCAAAGCAATGTCCGAATGGAGAGATGTGATTATGATCAGCAAGGTACTTAATAAGTTTATGATCCTTTTCCTTCAACACAGGTGGACCCCACACATCACTCGTATCCATCTCAGATGTCTTACCAAATGAAACCCTAGCAGCATTTGCAACTGACAGGTCCGTACCGAGTCGATCAATGAAAGTAGTCTCAGTCATTTATTTCTACTCCTACACACTCTAGCATTTGATTCTTATCACTAACCAATACACTTGCATGTTTTAACTGTGCTCTACACAAAGTCTCGTTGGCATGTGTGCTGAGGTGGTGGTAACGAACACCCTGTTCTGGGATAACTATGAACCAGATTAGTAAGAAGATCATCTTTTATTTTCCTTATGTGGGTGGACACCCCATTATGGGATGCCCTTTGTTTGTTAGTCTTCTTCAAGTATACTTTTGATTTTCTTCTTTAGGAAGTATATCTCAATAAGCATTGCTGCTAACATACCCAAGAAAAAAGCAGTGACTAAATCTAGAAGTACAGAGTCCATCACCACCCCATTTCGTTGCTGTCTACTTTTTCTTCGACAGGTTTGTGCTCAATGATCTTAACACCTGTCATTGTAGTACGGCTGTACATCTTACCATCACCACCCTTGAAGGTTGTGATAAGGTTAGTCACCTCAGCTGTAGAGCCATTACCAATCAGACCCATCTCTTCAGTCCAAGGGGAACCCTCAGCATCAGTAACCTTTGGAGCACCACCAGCCTGAGGAAGTACAGTACCATCCTTACGTGTGACTTTGTGTTTACGTTCAAACTTAATCATTAACTCACCTTCCATCAGGCGTTTCTGATTAGGTTTCTTCTGTGTGCCAGCTGCTTGTAGCTTGGCATACTCATCCTTAGAAAGGATTTGCTGTAGTACATAAGCACCTTCGAATGGTACGTAAGCACCCTCGTAACCTGTCATGTCACGATTGTTCTCAAATACTTTAGCCCACTCGACTGGACCTGTTGTAGTAACTTCTGTATATTTAGTAGCCATTGTGTATCTCCTTATGGCAGGGTTGGTTTAAGTCTTATAATCGTTTAGTTAGTGAGTGTCAAGCCATGACTTGCCTATGTCCGTTGATCCTGCAAGGGGACACATCATCCCTAACTCAACACCTACAGTCTCAATAGACTTACGTTGTATTGCACCTAGTCTCTCAGCCTGATCCTTCGAACCAATACATTCTGTCTGCCACTCATCATGAGGCCAAGTCACCAGCTTGAAGTTGATACCCTCAGCCCTAGCATCGTTAACCCACTGACGAGTAGCCCACTTCATGATGGTACTCTCTCCATTCTGTAACATACCAGCCAGTGTCTTG